GTTGATAAGTGTTACTGTACGTTATGGCCGGTTGCCATCCAATTTCTCGAACATAGTCAACGCGATTTTGATATTGTCTTACAAATCCAATACTGACATCTTTTTCAATGCTGTTGTTGTTTTCAACATATAGAAAAGTGTCATTGTACAGATTGTTGGTGAATTCAATGTCTCCTACATTTTGCAAACTCAAGTATTTCAATGCGAATCCAAGCACAGGGTCCTTGACACCTGTGCCTAAGGCATAACTGAAAAGTTTGTTGCCGGCAAAGGTTGAGCTGGGATATTTGTCTTGATTTCCCAAACTGATTCCGTCGCTGTCAAAAATGTCAAACAGCGGGGGCTGGTTCAACTGAGTTTTATCTTGAGCTGGGAGCCATGCAAGTCCGTCAAAGTAAAAACTTTTTCCTTGCAGCGTAATGCCATTTAAGCAAACCAAGCATTGATCTACCAAGGCATCAGCGTCGCTGGCCGGAATCAAATGTATCACTGGCTGCGGATTGCTGCTGCCATCGTTGATGTCACTGTCTGGTTCGATGAAAGTGACCACCCAAATTTTGTTTTTGACTTCTGGGTCAACATCATTAGCAAATATTACTCGTGTGCCTTGAACAAATTTATACCCATCAACGTAATAACCAATGCTGCCATTGATGTTGCTCAATGCATCTGTCAACGAAAAATCAATGACATTGATGGGCTGTTTACCTTGTGTGCCCATGTTCCATAATCTTGTGCCACCACGATATTCTAAGATTGGTCGCTTGGCTCTGAATTGATTGTCAATGACAGGTGTTGAATTGTTGTATGCAGCAGTGGCATTGATAACATCAATATGAAACCATCTGTTTGTTCGAGACCAGGCATTGAGATCAGGACTATTCAACGCCATGACCAAATATTCAGGTTCTATTGGCTGATTGCTTGCAGAATCATATGGCGTAGAGTCGTATGGCGTAGAGTCGTATGGCACTGTGAAACTTTGAGTGCACGGCTCAGGAGTTATGTAATTGCCCACTGGCAACAGTTGAATAGCAGTGCCCACACCGGCCACATAGTATTCTTGATTTTGATAGCTGGCAGGGAAAACATTGCCACGGAAAACCACTTTGAGATTGTTGGTAAACGTCACACCATTGGGACTGGTGTAAGTGGCTTTGCCTAAAATGTCTTCGATGTACAGTGTATCAAAATTGGTTTCGTCAATGAGACTGATTCGCCCACTGGCGCCTTCGACTGTGCCATCCTGATAGTATAGGTTGTTTAGTATTGCACTTAAAAATGGAATCTGTTCAAACTCTCCGTATGAGGTTTTATACCAGGAAGTATTACTATAGGTGTTGCCAAAGAGAATTTGAAATTTTTCAAAATTATTGACTACTTGAATATCTTGCAATTGCAAATCAAAATTTCCAAACCCATCATCGACATAGTTGATTTGCCATATTTTTTTGTTTGGGTCTTGATCGGTGTCATTGGCAAAAATCAATGTTCGGCCGTTGAGATTGGTAATGCCGTCGATACCTTGATGTTCGGCATTGAATTCTATTACTGGAACTCCGTCAATTTGTTCAAATTGCAAAGTGGTCACTAGGTCCACTGTGCCTATGCTGACCAAGTTGTAGTAAAATTGTTGTGCGTCTTTCAACGGCACATTAAAAAAGATTGTGCCAATGTCATCGCCGTTGTTGCTGACTCCAAGGATGTTTCTACTGCTGATGTTGGGTGTTGCTGGCATCACCCCCGAAGTGCCAGTGGCAGCTTGTATGTAAAAAGGATTGCCAGACTGATCCACTTTGAACGTGTAATTTCCTCCACGCAACAAAGTGATGGTTGGATTTTTTCCAGCGATGCCGCTGAAACTATAAGTGTTATCAGCATTGCGTGTGACCACAAATTCATCAGTCAGTGGCACCGCAGATGCACTGACATCAACCGAATCTGGGCCGCCAGGTAACCAGTAGTACTGACTGAAATTAACAAATTTATCAAAGTCAACAAACGGATCCCAGGTGTAGTATTGGCTGGTAAACAATCGATCTTGTCTAGACACATTGCCGCCGGCTGTGGCCAGTGCATCAATCAATCCAGGATAAGTGATAGCATCGATGATCTTACGACTATTTTCGGGATCAACACGAACAACACCGGGTTCAAGTTGATAGTTTTTTCTAGTGTTTGTGAGTTCCTGTACATAGTGATCATTGGGATTAACACCTGGACCCACACGGCGTCCTACAAACCCCTGTGTTCTTACAAACTGTGGTTCTTGAATCAGTTGATCAAGGGTTGCAGACAAAAACTGTCGATTAGTCTGTGTCTGAAAAATTTCTGGAAGAAAATCTACAGATCTTGTTGTGGCCATTAAATTACTCCGCTACCGGGCGCTGTTCTAATATTGGTGCTGGTCAGTGCTGTGATAACTTGCACAGATTCAACACCGGCTGCATTTACAAAAATTTCATTTGGAGCACTGCGAATTTCGTACAAATCACCAAAACTCTTTAACGGATTCAATGGCACCAAAACCACCGAACTTACTATACCACCCATGTTGGCATGTATGTAGGCAGCAAGTTCAGAAAAATAAAAAGTATCACCAAAGTCCCACTTATCAATGGTAAAGTAATCATTGAGATTGGCCACTACAAGGTTTTTGATTTCGCTTACGCTGGCTGTGGAATTGGCAGCTCGAATAACCTTAATGGTGGCCTGTAAATTCAATGGAGCTTTGGGTCCAAACAACGGCTTGAATGTCACTGAATTAACGATCACGTTGTCTGAAATCATTTTGTAATTTTGCAATCCTTGATATTCAGTGGTCAATTCATCTAGCGTGGGCTTTTCTGGTTCTGTCACAGTGTCAGTGACATCTCGCAACCAATTTTGATATTGTGTGTAGTAACTCTGTGTGACCACATACAAGTCAATGATATTGGTAGTGCCAGGATCTATTCTACTGGTCAACGGTGCATTGTGTCTGTACTGATAGAAAAGACCTTGTCTGCCCACTCGTGACTGCCATTCAGTGGTCACATCTACCAGGGTAGCCACACCCAAACTGGTTATAGCCAATTCGTAGAATGTGTCCTCGCTGTAGGCATAGAAAACCTGTCCGGCTAGATACTGTGTTTTGATCAATTCGATATCATCTTTGGTGGCGTATTCATCATTGACTCGCCCTGGCGCAACCAGCAAATATCTTTCTAGATTGTCAAAGTCCACAGTCTTTTCAAGAAACACGTATTTGGTATTGGCATTGACATCGGGTGCCACTATGTCATCAAAAAAGTCTGGATTGTCTGCGATGCCGTCGTTGTTGGAATCTTGGAAACTGACCAAAACTTGATAGTCATCTACATAACCATCGTTCTGCACCGGTTGACCAACAATGCTTAAATCATAGTCATTGGGCAAAGGATAGTTGCTGTCTGGTTGACTGTTGACTTTGAGAACTTTGATAAAATCGCTGATCACTGTGCCTGTTCGGCTGTCGTAAATTCTTTGTCCTGACTCAAAGAAAAATCTTGTCTGCAACACACTGCCAAAATAATACACCAATGCTCGGCTGGTCACTGTGTACGTAGAACCGTCGGTTACAAACTGAAACAGCCAGCTGGCATCATTGTTGATGCCAGCAGTGCTTTGAGCATTGGCCAAACTGAAAGGAGCATCTTGATCAAGATTGGTACTGGTAATAATGTACCAATCTCCGGTGCTGTTGTCAAACCCTAGTCCAAAATTTCTAAAAGTCAAGATCTGATCCAGCATGGCTTGTTCAACGCTGTTGGGCAAATCAGTGACCAAAATCGGAATTACTTCAGTGGGTATTGCTCCGGTGGGCACAAAAGTATTGAGCACAATGGGCCCAGTGCCGTCGGAAAAATTGCCTTGGCCTTGATTGGTTCCATCAAGATAGATTGCCTGAGGGCTGGCCCAAATCGTTAATTTTTCTCCGGGGCCAGTGGGTGTGCCAATCTTTAGTCGATTGTTGGAATCAAAGTAGTATCCTGCAGGTGCTGAAAATTTAATCAAACTACTCACAACAATATATTTGGTATTGTTGGTATTGTAGGAGCCCACCGGTTCTGGTTTCCCCAAAGCATTTTTAAAATATCCAGTGGTTTCGTTGGCAATTGATGTGCTTTGATTCCAGGTCAAATTCAAAGGAGTCAAACTGGGTCTGACAAAATTGGCATAGTAAAATTGTGTCAGTCCATACGTTACCAACAAAGGTTGTACTTGATTGGTTATAACTGATGCAATCTCGTTGCGACTGGACCAACTGAATAAAAACGTTGGCAGTAAATTTTGTTCCCACAAAGCACCGTCGCTGCCAAAACTGTTGGTGCTGCTGTACTTGCCGGTATTGTCAACTAGATCCAGGTATCTTGATGTGCCGATACTGGCTCGATTCAAGGCTTTGCTTTTGATAATCGAATTATAAAGAGTAAATGGAAAATTATTATAATCTTCTCCATTGACCATGCGATTTTGTGTGTAATATCTGGCAGGGGCACGCTGTTTGATTTCGTCTAGTGTTTCTCGTGGTTGAGCGTTGCTGACCGGCGTAGTAATACCACAGGTAAAAGTAATGACTTCAACATTGTTGGTTCTACTCACATAGCTGATAGA